AACTTATCTAACCAAGGTTCGTCTAATGATGTCGATGGAACTTGGGGTGATTGGACTATTCAGGAAGGTGAAAATGACTTGTTCTTAAAAAATAACCGTTCTGGTAAGAAGTATAAATTTAATTTAACGGAGGTATCATAATGTCTCTATATTTTAGTGACGAAGCTCAAACAAGAGCAGCACACGTTGTTAACTTTTCTAGTTTAGTTTATACAACAAGACGGCAACTGTCTAACAATGGTACGACTGAAATGATGTTTGCAGATTTTGGTAATTATAATAAAAAAGAAAGTGGCAGTATTCTTGCTTTTACAGGATTTCTTTTCGGTAGAAATGACCAAAGTGATTTTGGTAATGTGGATGTAAAAATAGGAGCGTCATTTAATAGCAGTTCATTCGTTGTTAGTGGTGGAACAGGAGCAGATCAGGGGGCTGGAACTTACACACACGTTGGTGCAAACGGATCAAAACTTTTAATGTTATGTGGACAAATTACAGGTTATACAGCTACAGGTAACTCATCCCTTATAGCTACTTATAGATCTGGTACCAGTGGAGGTGGTAGACCTTTTGCCTTAATTAACCCTCAAAATTCTGATAGCGGTCAAATAGACGACAATTACCGTGGCTCTAGAATAAACATTTGGGAGATTTTATTATGAGATACGAAAGCACTTTTTTATCTGCTGTTGAAAATCTTTGTGGTGGACCATATTTTAGTTTGGTAGGTGATGAAGATACATATGAAAACATTACATATTGGTATGTAGGAAACGGAAACCTAACTGACGAAAGTAAAATACCAACTAAAGCAGAAGTAGAAGCAGAAATAGAAAGACTTAAAAAAGAAGAAGTCTATAAAAAACAAAGAACAGGGCAAGAGGTTGATGGCGTTATTACTACAGATACGATATATCCTCCTATTGCAGATCAACTAGATTACATTTATCACCACGGTATAACCAAGTGGAAGAAAGATATAGTAGATCCTGTTAAAAAAAAATACCCAAAACCTTAAACACAAATGGCAATTACAAAAACTTGGGAAGTTAATACACTTCAAAGAGAACTCTCAGATGGCTACGTAAATAAAGTTATCTATAGAGTGAAAGGTTCTGACGGAACTTACGAAACAAGAGCTACAGGTGAAGTAGATTTAGAAAAACCTGAGACTCTTATACCTTATAAAGATCTAACACAGGAAACTGTAATAGGTTGGGTCAAAGCGAAACTTGAAGCACAAGAGACTGGAACTGTAGCAAAAATTGAATCTGCAATAGATGCAAACATTAATCTACAGAAAACACCTACTCATGGTACAGGTACTCCTTGGAGCTAAGTGGAACTTCCACTATTATTGTTACCGGATCCAATACCGTTAAAAACAATATCCATACCTTTACCTACAGCTGACGTACCTTCTTACACTCCTTTGGTTGTACCTCCTAATGAATTAAAAGAACCAAAAGGTACAAAGCCTGTAAAAACGGTTGAGCCACCTAAACCTACATTACCACCGCCCTTTCCACCTTATCCTTTACCTCCAGCTGATGTTGTAGTTGCTACAACTATAGCTGCCGTTTCTGCTGTTGCAGCAACAACTATAACTCAACCGATTATAGAAAAACTTAGGAAAAAGATACAGAAATTCTTACAAGATAAAATAAAGAAATGGAAAGAAAACCGGAAGAAAAAAAAGGAATCTTCTCAAAACTCAAAGAAAATATAGATGACCATGAAGAACAGATGGCAGTACTTGGTGCAGCAGTGCGCCTTGGTGTTGTTATTTGGAGTGGATTTATTATTACATTAAGTTATGTAGAGTTACCTATGGTCAAAAAGTCAGCTACAGCAGGCGATATCACGTTCGTGGCTTCGATCTTTACGGGCGCGCTGGCAACATTTGGTTTGTCCACAGGTAACGGCAACAGTAAAAACAAAGACAAAGAACAAAAACCAAAAGCATGAAAAAATTAATCTTGCTTTTAGCTCTGTTATCACCCAGCATAGCTAGAGCCAACACAGTAACCCCACAATTTACTACAGGGTCAATGAACTCAACGACTACTACAACTCAGACTATAACTGAGGTAGAACAGCGTCAGGTGTTCGGAGCTGAAGTAAAAACATGGAACGGTACAAACATAACACCATCAGCAGATATTGCTGGTAGCGGTACAACATTTACTGTAACTAATGCAGCTAATCCTTGGACATTAGAAACTACATCAAGATCTGCTGGGTTAGTAGAACAATGGGATACCACAAGAAACTTTACAATAAACTCCACTACTACTTCGCTCTCTGTCTTCTCACAGTAAGCCCAGTTTTAGCAGAAGGAGATACAAATAATAGTAGCAATCCTGTGGCTGCTGCCACTGGAAACGTTACGAATCAAGCCGTCCAATTTCAAAATAATGGTGCTTCTTCACGTCAAATGTATGGACCTTCTATACAATGCAACGGAAGCACTATGACCTTTAGCCCTTTCTATATGGGCAACCATACTAATCCATATTCTGAAAAAGAAGATATAGAAGGATTACATCCATCTGGTTATCAGTTAAATGAGAACTGGGGATTTCAAATTAATTTTATGGTTCCGCTAGATAGAAGTGGTTTGCAGCAATGTAGAGATATAGCTGCACGTCAAGAAGAAAAGATGAGATTAGACTACGAACTTGTTCGCGCATTGAAATGTGCAGAACTACAACAAAAGGGTTTTACCCTAAGACCGGGAAGCCGTGTCGAACATATGTGTCACGACATAGTCCCTATTCAATCATTATTACCACAAAAAAATGTTAGCACTAATAAAACCTCTCGTTTTAACTTCATTAAAAAGTGACAAATTCAAGAAATTTGTAATTGAGCTACTAGAAAAATTAGTAGAACAAACAGACAACGATTTAGATGATAAAGCATTAGCTATAGTCAAAAAAGGACTAGGCATGTAATGGCTAACGTCAGTTTAAAAATCGGCAAACATAAAAGTCGGACTGGCGGACTCACCAAAGCTGGTCGAGAAAAGTACAACAGAGCTACAGGCTCTAACCTAAAAGCACCGCAACCCGGTGGAGGTCCTCGCAAAAGATCATTTTGCGCCCGTATGTCAGGGGTAAAAGGACCAATGAAAAAACCAAACGGCAAGCCTACTCGTAAGGCTCTTGCCCTTCGCAAATGGAAATGTTAATTATGCCCGGACACTACGGAAACAAGAAAAAAAAAAGAGCACCTTCTGCTAGACCAACTAAATCTAAAGGACCAGTTATGAAAGCTGTTAAAGCTGCTGCAATAGGAGCACCCGGAATAGCTGCTGCTAAAGGTGTAAAAAAAGTTACTGGTCAACTAAAAATGAATATGAAAAAAATGCCTCCTGCTGTGCAGAAAAGGTTAATGCAAGCAATGAAGAGGAAGAAAAAATAATGGCACATAAAGGCAAAGGCTCATGTGGATCAAAAGGTAAAGGCGGAAAAAAGGGGTATAGATAATGGCTAAAACTATCGACATGGATGGATCAGAGTCTCGCTCTATTTCCGAAAGACAAGAAAAGAAAAAAAAGAAACCATATAATCCATATGGTTCAGGTTCAAGCATGAACCCATCAAAAGCAAGTCAAACTACAGGACCATAATGGCTAAACGAGGATTATACGCAAACATTCACGCCAAACGTCAAAGAATCAAAAAAGGTTCTGGCGAGAAAATGAGAAAACCCGGAGCTAAAGGTGCTCCTACTGCTGCCAACTTTAAACGTGCAGCTAAGACAGCTAAAAAAAGATAAAAAACAATGGTTTTTAAAAGCACACTAACTTGGCAAAGAGAAGAAAGAATGGCTGCTGAAGCAAAAGCTGCTGAAGAAGCTAAGAAAAAATCTGAGTCAAAGAAAAAATCTGAATAAAAATGAACAAGAAAGCAACCGAAGATCAATTCAACGAGTTGCATAATCTAGTTACAAAGGAGTTCCTCTCTCGCATTAAAGCTGGAGAGGCAACTACTCAAGACTTAAAAGCAGCTTGCGATTGGTTAAAAGCTAACGATATTAGCGGAGTTGCTTATGACGGCAACCCTCTGTCAAAACTTGCAAAGGTTATGCCAACTGTTGATCCAGAATTAGTACAGGCTAAACTCTATGGCAGAAACAGCTAAATACTACAGATCCAACCCAAAAGCTAGAGCAGTCAGACTCAAGCAACAAAAAAAATACAACAAAACTAAAAAGGGATTAGCCCTACGTGTTAATGCAAACAGACTTAATAGACAACTTGGTACCTACGGAAATGGTGATGGGCGAGACGCTGCTCACTATAAGGGGAGTACTACCAAGGGCAGACTCCAAAGTCCATCCAAAAACAGGAAAAGCAGACTCAAAATACGTAAATGACCCCTCTACTACCTAGTCCAAAACATTACTTACAAAACTTAATAACCATGACAAGTTCAGATTCTAAACGGCTCTGGAGAAGAGCTGTAAAAGAGCACTTCAAATGTACATGTGTTTATTGCGGAGAAACTTATGAATTTAAAGAACTTACACTCGATCATGTTCAACCTCGTTCAAAAGGTGGACAAGATCTTACATCAAATGTGGTGTGTGCTTGCAGGAAATGCAATCAAGACAAAGGTAGTAGCCATTGGCTCGGATGGATGCGAAAGGTATTTGGAATACAGCCATTACGAGAATTAATTATTCATCAACACATAAACTAATGAAAAAACCTAATAGAAAAGACTTTCCTAATAATAGGAACGGGCGTTCTAGGTATATTAGAGCTCTCAGAAAATATGAAGATTACACAAAACGTCAGCAGCAAA